TTGGGTAAGAACATATTCGTGTCCACCAAGATAGTAGGCATCTGCATCTTCCAAATCATTCTGGTATGGAGTCTGAACTTCAGTCACAGTAGTTCCATTGACAATCAAAGTGTACGCACGTGGGATGTCAGTGATGAATGGATTGATAGGACCAGTCAGCGTTCCGCCAGTAATTCTTCTGGCAGCAAGACGTGAGTACTTGTCATAGGTTCCATACTGAGCGCCCCAAGTTTCCCAGCGCCAAGGAGTTGTGAGTCTGTAGTTCATTACTTCCTTTCGTAGCGAACTTACCATTAGGCAGAGTTTCAAGGCTCTGCCCAACAGTCAATCAACTATGAGATTGAAGATGCTGTCTCAATGCGGTATAGAGCCGCTTCACGGAGACGAGCAAAGCCACCGAAGTAGTACCAACCGATGGTGCGGAAACGACGGAGTGCGTCGATTTCTGGACCAATGACGGTTGAAATATCGGCTGCTTGCGCTTCAGCAAGCGCTTCACGTCCAGCAACAACTGCCTTGTAGAGAGTTACTGCAGGAGATGCACCGTTAGATGCTGAGAGAACACGTGGTGTCTCTACAACGTAAGCACCTTCGATTACGCCGACAGAGCCAGCGACGAATGGTGTACGGTCAACGTACTTGGTGAGTTCCTGGAATCCACCAGTTCCCGCTTCAGCGCGGAGATCCGCAGACTGACGTGGGTGGACGTATGCAGCATAGAGTTCGCCGATACGAGGAACAGCCTTGTTTGTGCGGAGCTGAGTTACAGCCTCGCGGATGTCAGCAACTGCGAGTGTGCCAGAGGCGGTTACGCCTGATGCACCTGTTGCTGTACCACCGTAGATTACGTTGGTTCCGCCAGTGAGAACGTTTGCTACAACTACGTCGATAGAATCGGCAGCGTTGTAAGCGATAACGTCTGCAAGAGCAGCGTCAACGTCGTTGAACGATGTGAGGTTCAACTTCTTGGTGGTTGTAACTGCGTTACCGTATTCATTGAGAGTTACGGTTACAGTTGATGGGTTACCAAATGCAACTGAGGAAACGTCTTGTGATTCATTCAAAGTACCAGTCGCTGTAGCGAGATCTGAGTAGATGGAGAATACAACTGACGATCCTGGCATAGCCTGTTGCACTGGCTTTACGTCTGCCAACGCACGCATCACAGGGATGGAGCGAAGGGCCATACGTACATACTGGTCATATGCTGTTTTTACGAGCGCCGTAATATCGGAGGTCGTAGTCAGCGTACCTGTAGGTAATGCCACTTTAGTGCCTTTCGGTTAGGTTCGGATTAGAGTCCAGACTGCCGAATGATTTCGTCCAGTTCTTCCTTGCTGTTGGCATTCATCAAGCGGCGGTGAATATCTGCTTGGAACTCAGGAGTGTTTCCTGTTTCCACAGCATTAGTCATACGCTGATAAGCCTTGGCTTGGGCTGGGTCTACATTCGGTGTTGCCTGGGTTTCGGCCTGTTGATAGCCGAATACATCGGCGTAATCTTCAAGCCACTTAGATACAGACTCTTCAGTTGGGTCTATATCCTGTGGGATAAATGAAGCGATTTTGCTATTTACCCCGCGACTAGCGAGGGCATCTTTGATTGCTCGTTCTCTTTGTGCTTTGGATAGATTCTCATATTGAGCCTTTAGCTCTGCGAGTTCTTTATCCTTTTGCTTTGTTGCTTTACGCAACTGTTTGACGAGATCGTTGGAAGTATCTTCCTGTTCAAAGTCGTCATCTTCGTAGTCGTAGTTGGACATAGGTCCTTCTCCCTTATTAGTTGTTGTCGCAGGCCTCATATAGAACTGGGGATTTTCTATATGGCTCCTACTGCTGGTTTTGATGTCTCTCTAACGGACCAGTCGTCCCGTTAGCAGGTCTAGAATTGTCCCGCTCGTTCGCGGGATAGCGCTCCTTGAGCGACTCCAGTCTGACCAGAGAACTGTGCAGTCTCTAGTTGGGCAAGTCTCTTGCGCTTTTGTGCAGCTTCTGCTGCTCCTGGTAACGTAAATACTTCTGCTTCTGCAGTTGTTTGGTCATAAGGTCCAAGACCTTGCTTTGCATAAATATCGCCAAGTTTTATAGCAGTTGGTAGGAACTCAGAAATTGTTTGGTATCCTTGACGTGCAGATTCTTTTGTTACTCCATAACGTGCTAAGTATTCAGCGTCTGTCATTCCAACGCCTGTTATTCCACGTTGAGGTGCTGCCATAGAAAGGCCAGCCCTAGCTGCCTCTCCACCAATTTCAGCAGCAGTTACCTTACGGTTGATGTCTTGGATAGCCTGCTTAGGGTCAAGAACATAAGCCAAGATGTCACCATTGCTAATGTTTGGATAATAAGCACGTAGCGCCTGAAGTACTTCTGGATTAGAGTCTTGGACTCTCTTGTATCCAATCTGTAGACGTTCTTCTAATTCAACAGGAGATACATCTCCAGCAATAAATTTATCTAAGTTTGCTTGTTTTCCAAACTGATTCTTTTCGTAATACGCAGCAGGCAAACCATACTGGCGCATAACGTTTTGGTACTGATCTTCAAGTGATATGTACTCAGCTTCAGATAAAGCACGAAGTCCAGCATTGATTCTTTGTTGATTAGCCTGAAATCTTTTTTGATAAGTAGGTGTCTTACGAAGTTCAATAGCAAACTCTGCTGGTGGAAGTCCACCTTTGATAAGAGCCTCTACATCGCCGACGAGTTCACCCAGTCCATAACGATTGAACTCATCTCTAAGTAACTGAAATGCGCTCCTGCGCTCTTCGTAGGCTTTACCTTGAGTAGCCTTTTGTTGTTGAAGTAATGATGCGTAAGCGGTAAATGCTGCTTGGTCTGTGAACTTTGTACCATCTTCTGCGGTATAGACAGTAGGGGTACCAGTTCCTTCAAATCCACTTCTACTTCCAGCACCACTGGTAGAAGCAGAACTTGATGCAGGTGTTGCTGATGCTGTGATAGCTCCAGTAGTTATATTGATTGTAGAGCCAGATTTTTTAGCCGCTGTTGCTTCATTGATTGCTGCACCAATCTGAGCGCCCGTCAATCCTTTAGCAATAGCGCCTTTTATGACAGCATCATATTCTTGGCTAGTTAGATTTTCTTTAGCATTCCAAGAATCTCCATAATAACCAGAAGCATCAACACCACCACGAGCATTATAGTAACCTAAAGCATCTAGTCCGAATTGTTTTCCATTTTCAGCAAGGACTTTTTTTGTTGATTCTGGAAGTTGACTAAACGGTACTGGAGCAAATCCTGGGTCTACAGATTTATATTGACCTATGCCTAAAAGTGCCATTATTACCCCTGGAATCCGAAGTCGCGAAGGATACCGTAAACAGCACTTGACACTTCTTGTCTAGCGTTCTCTGTCATATCCCAACGAGAGTCTTTGCGTAGTAATTTCTTGAAATCGTAGATGTTCATATCGCCTTCATTCGTGATTGCACCACGAAGTGTCGGATCATTTAGGTCTACTTGGTTAGGGTCTATTTCTAGAGTAGAAGCCATAATGCTTCTATAAGGTGCATAAACCTGCTCTAGGTCATAGCCTTGGTTTAGCAATTTGCGAACATAATCAGGTTGTCCTTGCGCTGCGAACTGACGTGCAGTTTGAGCAATAGCATCAGGGTCTAACTCGCCCAGCGCAAGTTTCTGCAAGATTACATTCTCAAGAGTTGAACCTTGAGGAACCGATAACTTAGGCAAAATATCTTCTAGTTTCAAACCATTTGCCTTAGCGATTCTTTGCAGTTCTTGGTAATTGGTAAGAGCTTCGCCTGTATAAGTAGCCTGACCTCCACCAGTCCCAAGACCTGTGCCTACGATACTGGTTATCTTCCCAATATACGGAGCGATGAATCTATCGATAGCGTTACTATCGTTGTCCAAGAAACCATCATAAACTTTTCCTACAACTTGGTCTAACTGTTCATTTGTTAGAACAGATCCCATTTTTCTAGCACGATCTTGGATAGTTCTGCGAAGAGAAGCAGTATCTTGAGCATACTCAGTCTTACTTACATCTTCTCCAGCGGCGCGAAGTTCATCATATTTTGCACGAGCAATGATGCGTTCGCGCAGATTCTTAGAGTTCTTTTGTACCCATTTAGTTAGTTTGAGTGCAGAAGCAAATTTTTCTGGTTCCCAGTTATTATTTACAGCCTCGACAAGCAAGTCACCAAGTTCTGAATCAAGGTTGAAAATATAGTCAGGTAAGTCATACCAGAACTCTGTCTTCTTGAGAATCTCAGTAAGAGTCTTTTTTCCTGTTGGAGTCTCAACCAAAACACCGTCTTTGTAAGTCTTGCCTTGATAGGTACCAGTAAACGGTTTACCGTCAGAAAGCAGAGGATCCCCTGCAGTACCAGTGCCTTTGTAAACTACATCGCCTTCTCCAGTTTTTTCTGTAAGCAGGATTCCATTCTCGTACTTTTGACCATTGTAAGTTCCGCTAAAACGCTTACCACCAAGGGTAAGTGGATTATCTTTAGTTCCAGTACCAGCGTACTTATTACCAGCGCCTGAATCACCCTTACCGTCTTGTTCTACTTCGGTAACAACAATACCGTTCTTATATGTTTTACCTTGATAGGTGCCAGTAAATGCTTTACCATCAAGCAGTAAAGGGCTTTGCTTACTCCCAGAACCTGTATATTTATTCTTGGTTTCTGGTTCTGTTACAGCCTTTTTCCAGTTATCTGGAATTGGAGACTTTGGCACATAACTTGGAGCCATATAGGACATACTACCAATAGCGGTTTTGCGCTCATCAAGTGCAGCCTGAATCTGTTTTTCAACGTCAGCAGAGTTCTCGCCACGAGCAGTCAATGTATTGTACTGAGAATAAAGATTCTTTAGTTTAGCATCTACAGTTGTTATCTTTGATAAAGAAGTCTTGTAGCCAGTATTGACCTTTATATCAGACTTGATTTTATTCAAGTTTGCATTGGTGGCTTTTATCTTCTCATTTATATTCTTGATAATGGTATCGTTCGGCTTTGCCTTGTTTTTTTCTGCCTGAAGGTCATTGCCAAGAACCTTGAGAGTACCCTCTAGGGCTATTCTCTTTTTGTCTAAAGCGGTAAGGATTTTCTGTAATTCAGCGACTGTCATTTCTCACCCGCTAATACTTTCATAGCAGTCTCATAGTATGAGAGAACTTTGTTTGCCTTTGCCTCATCAGTTCCAGCAATCTTGTCAACAAGGTATTGCTCTGCCTTGCCACTTGTGAATCCTGGCTTAGTGCTAATTTTTGTTTTCTTGCCAACAGTAGTAGCTGTTGTAACAGTAGGTTGTTTAGAAGCTTTTTCAGTAAAGGTGGTTGTGTACTTTGCGATTTCATCAGCAGTTGCGGCACGACCAAGTTGATCCTTGAACACCTTGTCAATAATGGTCTTAGCGGTATCCTTAGTAATAACTGACTCTTGTTCAGTAACAGAGGTACCATCAGTGCCAGCAGTGCCACGAGATGCGGCTTGATTAGCTAGATAGTTTGTAAAGAATTGACTTGAAAACTGTTGCCCTAGTTGGGAAGCCTGAAGTTGGGCTGCCTGCAAAGCAGCATTGTAAGAGTTCAATAGGTCATCATTGAATACACCATTGGTTGGAACCCTATAGCCTGCACTTTTTAGTGCTAAAGCAATTTGCTTGCGTTGCGCTTTAGACATATTGTACAACTCAACCGCGATTGGATTGGCTGTTCCAGTATTTACAGCAGCATTACTAGAGACAGTTGTATTGGTCTTGATGATTTGTTTCTGCCAGTTAGGAATTTCTGTTGGTCCTGGCGAGCTTTTCATTTCTCCCAATTTATTCTCCAATCAATCTAGCAAACAGGACATCGTATGCTGCTTGAGCATTCGCGTTTCCCTTTGCCAACTGCTGTAGTTGTGTTTTGATATTCATTCTCAAAAGGTCTTTGTAACTTTGGGCAGTCTCGGTATTACCATAGACTACATCTCTAGTGTTTTGATACTGGTCAAACGCTTGGCTCATCTGTATAAGTATCGCCTTGGTCTTAGGCGATGCCGTTACTGTCTTGTCAGCAAGCATTAGACGTAAGTCATCATAGGCACGAAGACGACGAATCTTAGACTCAGCGCCCTTACCTAGTTCTTCTTGAAGCATTGGTCGAGCACCTAAGAATTGCTCTTTCCACATTCCAAACTGATCGCGTAATTGACGCTTTGCTGAATCAGAGTATGTAACAGCAAGTTGCGCCTCAAAATTATCACGCTGTGAGTAATACTCTTGTTCGTCTTTGGCAGTTTGAATCTCACGAAGGAAGTCTTGTAGCGTCTTATTTTCTTTTAGGCCAGACTTATACAGTAACTTATAGGCATCAAAGTTGAATTCACCTTCACGTGGCATTAGGAATACGCCACCTTCTCTATACTTCTTGAGCAAGCCTTCGTTCTGCTGAATCCAACCAACAGACTTATCTACCGAACGAGCCGCTAGAACTGAGGTATTGTCAGACTCAGAGATGGTATATGGCATCTCATCTGGGAAGAGACGAATCCATTCTTCTGTAGCCTTATCAATACTTCCATATTGATTGATAAGTTGATTGAATACCTGCTTGAATGATGTGCGTTCATTGTCACGAACCCACTTTGATAGGTCGCTCTTGAGAGTAATCTGTGGTGATGCTGGAGCAATGAAGCCAAATAGCGCTCGAACAGCAAGGACTGAAATAGTCGCAGACTGAATTTTTTCTTGGTATGCTGCTAACTCTGCTGGAGTTGGTGGTATTTCTAGACCAGTCTCTGGATCAATCTTTGGCTTGAGTCCATTGCCTGAGGCCTCAAGATAGGTAGCAGCCTTGCGGAAGGCCGATGCGTACTGTGAATTACGCTCATCCTTGTTCAACGCTGCAAGGATACGGTTGACGTGTCCAGGCAGAACCGCACTTATCATTGGTTGATCTACGCCATAAGTACCTAGGAATGTTGCTTCTAAATCTTTCAACTGAGGTACTACATTGAAAACCATCTTCATTGGCACCGAAGCAAGCGGTCCAGCAAATGTCGGGAATAGTGAATCTGGGTTCATTGAAGGAGTAATCATCTTCAACTTGCCACCGAACTCAACAGGCATTGGAACTTGGAATGCTGTTGGCACACCAAAGGCCTTCATTACGCCATTCATTACCTTGTAGACAGGTGTTAGGCCAGGATAGAAGAAGTACTGGTCACCATTGTCATCTGTCTGTACAAAGCCAGAGTGTGCTACACCTTCATATGTGAGCGATGCACGAGTCAAAGCCTCTGGGTTGTACTTGACAGTACGATAAACGCGGCGATAAAAGTCTTCGGTTGCACGATAGAAACGAGCAAAGTTGCGGCTAGACATAGCCAACTGGCTACGTACCGCAGGGTTATCTACGAATGCTAGAACGCGCTCTTTGGCTAGGTCTTCTGCAATAGAAACAATATGGGCCTTAGCTGCAGCCTCTGCTGCAACCAAATCATCACCAGTCTTACCAGCAGTAAACTGATCCATAATGCGCTTCTCAAAACCAGCCGCACGCATATCCTTGCGAATGCGAATCATTGAATCAATGACCAACGGCTCACGTGAGAATCGAGCATTTGCTTCGCCCATATAGTCCCACGTCTTATCAACCAAAGATGCTGCGAAGTTATCGCTATCTGATACTGGGACAAGCGTAGGTCCAGATACCCATTCTGGGGCCAACTCTGGATTCATCTTGTTAGGCAAATCTTCTAAGCGGAAATCCTTGGTTGAAACAACCATTTCACCGCGCTCATTACGGAAACGAATCTTATTGAGCAAGTCCTCATTGATAGTTCCATCACGCTTGGAGACAAGGTTCTTAGTTGCCTGCACTACACGCTCTGCGTGTACTCGTGTTGAGGCACCAGTGCTGTATAGCGAGAATCGTTCACGCTCTTTGAGAGGTAATCTATCAAGATACTCTTGAACAGTATTGATTGCTACCATCTCATCTGGAGTATTACGTAGGTTCATCAAAGCCAAACGACCTAAGTCATCTTTGGAGATAATTCCAATCTGGACCATCCAGCTAATGCGTGCATCGTCAGATGCAACTGGGTTGAACTCTGAATAATCCTTTAGACCTGTGGCTTGTTTGAGTTTCTTGCCATTGATTTCAATAGCACCCATCTTGCCAAACTTAGATACATCTGTTGTGGCATTGAGGTACTGATCTCCACCACGAAGAGCGTTCTTTCCGCCTTCTGCTACTGCTCCTAGGGTGTCATCTAGGTATCCGTATTCTGCAATTTCGGCAAGAAGTTCTGCGCCTTCTTTATCAAGTTTGCCGACTACCTTAGATTCAAGGATGGCTCTAGCCATAACCTTCTGTGCAGCCTTTGTATCACCAGATGCAATAGCCTCATCCATCAGGCGTGCATATTCAGCGCTCTGTTTGCGATAAACAAGTTTATTGATAAAACCTAAGTTACCAGCACCCTTTGCTTGGCGTAGTTTTGTAGAAAGTAAACGTGCTTTTGCTACGCCCCAAGGTGAATCACCTACAGCAAGATGAAGCATCAGATCTTCTGCTGCGTTACGAACTGGGAATCGTGGACCAACAAGGGTACCGATTGACCAGTAAGAAGTCATACGTTCAGCCCACTTCTGGTGGGATACGCCCATAATTCTGTCAATAAGACCAGAGCGAGCAGACAATCTATCTAAATCAATGATAGATGGAACTGCCATATTAGGTGACAACTGGTATCCAAAGATAGCCATTTGCTGACCGTTGAACTCTGCAGGGTTAGTAACTTCTGTTACTGGGTTACCAAACTCATCGGTCTTACGCTTGACAACTGAGGCAGCATATTGTTTATTACGACCAGATCCTGCAAACTCATCCATATAAGACTTGCCTGCTGTGGATTTTGATACACCACGTACTTCAGCTACAGTATTCCAAAGGCCTGCAAAGATTTGCTTGCGCTGACCTTCATTACCAGCAGCAAAAGCCTCTGAGATAATGCGTGAATGGTAACGAGTATTACCTAGACGTGCTAGACGATAGACCTGAGTCGCTGCATCTGGCGCGTTGACATCAAAGAATCCATCTTTGAAGTATGGAATCGTTGTGAACTTACGTGCAAAACGATCAATACGCCCTTGAATTTGAGCAAGAGGCATACGATATGCGCCATCTGCACCTTTGAAACGACCAACTTGCCCTTCTGCTTGAGCAATATCTTCAACACGGGTAGTAATACCAGTAACAATATCTTGATATTCAGGGGCTGTACCATATAGGGCTTGAACAATTCTTTGCCCAACCTTGTCGATATTGAAAACTTTGTCAGTCGCTGTAAAGAAATTGACACGAGCCTTACGTGCTGCGTTTAGACGTGGCACAAGTGGGGTCTTGCGAGCTGCTTGACCACTAAGAATGGTCTTGACATCTGCGTGATTTTGTAAATAAGCCTTAGCAGTATCAGCATTTCTGACACCAGCCCTAATAAATTCATCAACTGCAGCAGGACCAAACTCTGGAGCTAGGCGACGAAGCGCTGTTGATGCCTTTTCTGCGGCAACAAGGTCATCTGCCTTACGAGCAGTCTTGAGATTATCAAGTTCTTTACCATAAGCATTGAAAAAATCAGTTACACCGTTACGTCCAGTCAATGGATTCTTGATTGAGAAAGCATTGTCTACTGCTTTAGCATCTCCTGCGATTTTATAGAGCGCATAGTTAGCAGCATCGTAGGCTTTCTTGGCCTTACCTAGGGCAAGTGTCGGATCTGCAAAGACTCGATAGGCAGCATCGCCAAAACCAGAAATTCCTTTGTATAAAAAGCCAGAACCTTCTAGACCTTCTGGAAGAAGTAAGTTTGCTAACTGACGACCTGGTGAGTATTTAGCCGCCTGCACCTTATCAAGTGCATCTTGAAATAGTTTATCTTCGCCTTTGGCTGCAGATGCAGCAATAACTTTCTCGGCCTCAGTACCCGAAGCAATAATCTGATCTAGCGGAATACCCTGGGCTACCTTGATAGCAACATTAGTTCTATCTGATCCGTATTTATTGCGAGTATCTGCAATACGAGTTGGGCTAAATACTTGGTCGCCCTTATCGTTTGCCATCTTGAATGCCTTATCAAGGTCTACACCTTGGTCAAGTGCAATAGCACCCGTACGATAAACACGGGTCATAAAATCTGATACTTCGTTTAGTGCGCCGAATACGCGACCAACAGTTTGTTTTACACCTTGGCCTGCATAGTGAATAGCACTACCAAGCCAACCACGCTTTTGTTCTGGGGCTTCACTATCATCTCCACCAAAAAGAGCAACGTGTGCAGTCTGCTGACTTTGTGGCAAAGATTGAAACTTCTGTTGAGCTATAGGTGCAGGTAGCGCTAGTAGACCCTTATGAGAATCTAGTAACTTTTGTAGTCCATCTACTTGAGCTTTCTGGCTAGGACTAAGGTTTGCGCGAGCTGCTGCTGCTGTAATTGATTCTTGTGGCACTTACATACCTCGCGCTAATGCACGTTGATAGAGAATATCTACATCTCCTGTGTCATCATACGGAAGCATTCTTGCCAAAATGTCAGAAAGTTTTTCTTGTGACTGTGGTTGCATACCTAAAGCATTTGCTCCAGGGCCAGCGCCTACATCAACACCTGCTGTAATTGGCTCCTCTGGGCGTTGCGATGGAGCAAACAATGGAGTTGCTGGTGCTTGTCCCGCTGCTTGACGTACATCTGTAGCGGTAGCACCGCGAACATCTGGTGTCTTAGCAAGTGGAGCGCCTGCTTTTGCAGCAGCCATCTCTACACCTTGACCATAAGTGTCTGGCTGGAATGACAAACCATCTGTTCTTGTGGAGAACTTGCCTGGACCTGCTGGGCCTGCGAGTGGTCCTCTAGCCATTGTTGTCCTCCATCTTCTCTAAATCTGATGTGAATTGTTCCCACACTCTGGAAACTTTTGTTTTTCTATTTGCGTTATACACTGCTAAATCTAATAATTCTGAAGTGAGCATCTCTATGGCTCGAACTATATTTACTGCGAATCCTGATATGACTACTAAGAAATCTGCGAAAGTGACAGAACGTGGCACATAATCTTTATCTTCGTCCACGCTCTGTCCTTTCAAATAACACTAAGCCTTCTTGCCTTTGCGTCCTGCTGGAGCATAGCCAAACTTGACATCTGACATTTTTGGCTTTGCGGTATCCATCTTGCCTTTTGTTGGCTGTTGCATTGGAGCCTTTTCACGACCACCTTTTTTGTTCATATTACACCTCCCTTACCCTGCAATAGATGCGAGTAACGACGCTATATCTGGACGAGCGCCAGCAGCAGGGGCCGCACCCATTTGTTCTGGAGTTGGCTGCGAGGCAGGAACGGGGGCCGAACCTGCTGCTGGAACTTGACCGCCCATCATTTCTGCTGGGACTTCTTGCGGAGGTTGTTCTGGTGTAAACACCTTCTCCACAATGCTCTCTAGTGCTAAACCTTTTTGACGACCTTTGATTACTTCGGCGATTCTGGAAACGATTTGAGAAGGATCTTGACCTTGTGCTGCAAGCGCAGGAATAGCCTGGGCGTACTGAGCAACAGCAACACGCAAAGAATCACGCATCTCTTCAATATCCACACGCTGTTCTTCTTGAGTGACATTGAGTTCCATCGGAATCTCGCGACGTACATAGTCGCGGCTTACAAGTTTATCGCTACGCATCTGTAGCAAAGCAATGATGGCATTGTTTGGATTCATTCCAGACATAATGCCGTAACGAACATCCACTCCATATTCACCAGCAATTTGCTTGCTTGGTACATACTTCATATTGAACGGTGTTCCGTCGTCAACACCCTTGATTTCTTTCTGGATGCTGCCGAAAATCTTCTCGTCTACCTCAAAGCAGATGGAGACAAGTTCAGTAAATAGACGTGCAAACTGTGCTTGCGCTGCACGAACTTGGGTATCAAAGCCTGCTTGGAGTGCTTGAACTCCACGACCTGTGATGATAGAAGCATCGACGTTACCGCTACGTACTTCTGGGTAACGAGCGCCAAGACGAAGTTCACGTTCTAGTACGCCAGATTCGGTAAAGACTCCAGGAGGTAGTTCTAGCGGTACACGACGAATTGCCTGGGGATTAGCAGAACGCATAATCGAGTCAGGGCCAAGTGCGAGTTCTTGGACATCCTGCGGAATAGCAATCGGTGCTTGAATGGATTTCTCTGCTGCTTGAATCTGCAAGACTGCAAAGCGAGCACGTGCTAGTTGTACCGCTAGAATATCATCGAACTGACCGCGTGCTTCGCCATCAAGAGATGAACGAACAGCAACACGAGCCAAGCATTTGCCAACAGGATTAGGAATGTTGGACAAGATAAGGTTGTTGCGTTCTGGAATGAAGATGAGATCTTGGTCTTTGTCGTGGTAACGAACCATTGTGACTGCTTGTGCGCCAGATGCCAATGGCATACGTGGCATAATCTGTGAAGCAAACTCTGGATATTGCGCTGATAAAGTCTCAGCATCAGTAATTGTAATTTGAGTTAGTGAGATACAACGACCAAATCTATCAATCTCTGGGTATACGCCAAATGGATTGAGCAAGCGGATACGAGGATTGTTATTCTCATAATCCATCTCTACCATTGCTGGGAGCATTCCGTAGGTGTTGAACCAGTCAGCACCGTTATACATTTGAATCTGTAGTTCAGAACCTGAGACGTAATAGTTAGCGATGCGGGTTCTGGTATCTGCAGCCTTGCGTGCATTGTCTGAAACCA